TAACTTCCAAGAATATGATTATGAACGTGAATGGATGGAATGTGTTTGGAATATTACCTATAAACAAATTGATTTGGTAACAGCGTTTTATTATCCTTGGATAATAAATGAAAATAGTTCTAAGATTTGGTAGATTGTAATTCTTCTTTTATTTGGTCAACTTCTTCGCACCAATCAGCAATTTCTTCTTTTAACATTACATTAGAAAAACCTTTATACTTTACAAGATAAACTTTACCCCAAGAGCCAGTATAATTGATGTCTTTAATTTCTGGTTTTTCCATTATTTTAAAAATAAATTATAAATTAATCCAATAGCATTAACAGATGCCAAAGTAATATTAGTTACAATTAACGCAGGTTCTTTCCACATAACACTCACAATTAACCAAAGTAAACCACCAAGTAAATATAATAATGGCCCTAAAGGATAAATGTTTAATGATGTTAATGCGGTAGCAACTATGAGAACGGCCGTTGCAAACCACTTTAATTTAGTATCTAAGGCTTTCATATATACCTAAAAAATCAGCGAAATAATAAAATCCGTACATCAAACCGTAACCGAATAATACTATTGCAGCTGCAACTAGTAAACTTTTTATATCATTTTTTGTCATATTATTATTAATTGTTAATATACATATAATATAACATATAAAAATCAACAAAACAAGCGAAAAACGCCATAGTTTTAAAGAAATAAAGCAGTAAAATCAATAACTTAACAACTATTTTTTGCCGGACTACGTTTGTTCTTGTGTTTTTTTCAAAAAAAAATGAATATTTTTGATAAAGAATCACACTAAATAGTAAAGTATGGCAAGAAAAGTTGCAGGAAACACAAATTCCTCAAAAAAAACAAGCAAACCTAAAAGAACAAACATTGGCCGTGGATTTCACAGCAAATGTATGATGAATAAACATAAAAGAAGAAGTTTTAAAAAATATAGAGGTCAAGGAAGATAAAATGCCAGCAATTTCCAGAGTACAATTAGACAAACACATTGGTCACGCTTGTATAATTGAACCTTATCATCAAACTCCTTATAAAACAGGTTCGGAAAATGTTTTTATAAATGGTGCTGCTGTAGTTAGAATAGGAGATGAGTGTGCCTGTTCAGATATAGCTGTAGAAGGAAGTAATTCTGTGTTTGTAAACGGTATTGGCGTTCACAGAAAAGAAGATGCAACAAGTGGACACGGATGTTGGGTAGCAAACAAATCAGCCAGTGGTTCTCCTAACGTATTTGCAGGATAATATGGCAGAATTAGATGCTTCAGGTTTAACATTTACAAGTCAACCAACAAAAGCAGAAACAGAACGTTTTGAATATGTTGCTTTTGACTATATTGATAAAAATCCAGGTATAGTAGGTAATTCATTTCAAAGTTACATTGGAATTTATTATAATGATAACGGAGATAATACAGAATGACAATAGTTAAAAGAAGTACAAAAGGTACAGCATTAACCTACGCTGAAATGGATGAAAATATACGTGATTTGTATGAAGATACAGATATTGACCGAGTATTAGCAAATGGTAACACAACTACAAGAAATTTAATAACAACAGGTACAATAACAAGTACAGGTTTTCAAACAACAGGCACTTCAGCTACATTATCAGATGCAAAAGGTGAAATAAGAAGTGTACCACAAGAAACAAAAAGTACAAGTTATGTTTTACAAAGTTCAGATCACGGAAAACACATTTCAACAACAGCTGGTGTAACTTTAAACACAGGAATATTTACAATAGGACAAAACGTTACCATATTTAATAATTCATCTTCTTCTATTACAATAACACAAGGAACAAGTGTAACAATTTATCTTGCAGGTACAGCAAATACAGGTAGTAGAACATTGGCTCAAAGAGGTATTGCTACATTATTATGTGTAGGTACAAACACTTATGTTATTAATGGCGGCGGCCTTTCATAAAATAATTTATGACTGTATATCCTTTATTAGTAGGTAGTGGTGGCAAAAAATTTATCGAGGCCACAGGTGGAACAATATTTCAACAAACAATAGACTCAATAACTTATAACGTACATAGATTTGATCCAGGAACTTCAGGAGATTTTGTAATTACTTTTGCTCCAGGAGGAGCAACTGTAGATGTAATTATGTGGGGAGCTGCAGGAGGAAGATCAGGTTCAGGTGCAGGAGCTAACGGAGGCGGAGGTGCTTACGCTCGTACTTCAGCATTATCTGTAACACAAGAAACTTTAAATGTAAGTGTTGGTGGAGGAGGTTCAACAGCCACAGGAGGTTGCACTACAGGAAATGGAGCTGCAGGAGGATCAGGACCACTTTTAGGTAAAGGTGGAAATGGAATGGGAGCTGGCACAGGAGGATGTTCTGGTGCTGGTGGCGGAGGAGGCGGAGGAACTTTTTTACTTCGTAGTGGAACAATTTTAGTTGCTGCGGCCGGAGGCGGAGGCGGAGGCGGCGGCGAAGGAGGAGGCCGAGGCGTAGGAGGAGCCGGCGGCGGCGGAGGAAATAATGGAAGTAGTTCTAATACTGGTCGTGCAGGAGGAACTACTGGTAATCAAGCAGGACAAAATGGTCAAGATGGTTATACTCCAGGAGGAGATCAAAGTGGCGGAGGCGGAGGCGGAGGAGGTTATAATGGAGGAAGTTATGCACCTGAACCAGGAGGAGATACGGCTGCCGGCGGAGGTGGAGGAGGTTCCAGTTTTGCAACCGAAGTTATAAATGGAAATAATGGTGGAAGTGCAGGTAATAGTTCAGATTCTTTAAATGCAGGCAGTTATGGTAATGCAAATGGCCAAGGTGGTGTTTGTTATATAAGATATCCAATATCAAACTAATATGAGTAATATAAAAATTAAAAAAAACGTAATAACAAATGAATGGATTGTATCCGAATTAAATAACGATCATAATTATACTTATATAGATGTACATATAGGTTTTTATAATAATAATTCAAATATAGTTGAATTTAATACATTAAAATTTGGTTGTGAATTATATTTAAACGACATAAAATTAGATTCAAAGAATTATCCACCAGAAAACGTTAATATGTTTAAAACTCAATCTGAATATTTGCAAGTTATTAGGTTTAATTGTGAATCTTCAACAACTTACAAAATAAAAGTATGGATTGATAATTTTGGTATATATGAAGATAAATTTATTACCTTTACTACGCCCACTATACCTGATTATGTAGAAGAATTTAAATTACATCACAACGGTAGATCACCTGAAGATTTGATATAAATATAGTAATATGCCAAATTACGATGCTGGTTCTTTAAACAGAAGTAAAAGAGCCACAAAACAATATAGAGATTTAGACTTAGATTTTGGTCGTAATACGGTTACAAATGACGTTAATAAATTAACAGATGTTGAATCTGTTAAAAGAAGTGTAAGAAATTTAATTAATACATCACACTTTGAAAGACCTTTTCATCCTGAAATAGGTTCAAATATAAGAGCGATGTTATTTGAATTAATGACACCATTAACTGCTTTGAATCTGCAAAGAAAAGTACACGAGGTGTTACAAAATTTTGAACCAAGAATTAAATTGGTTCAAGTGTCAGCAAGACCTGATATTGATAGAAATTCATATGATTTGAGTATTTACTTTTATGTTATTGGTTCTACTGAATTGGTTACAGTACAAACATTTTTAGAAAGACTAAGATAAGATGGCAAGTAATAAATTAGAAGTATCAGATTTTGATTTTGATAGCATAAAAGCAAATTTAAAAACATTTTTACAAAGTCAAACAGAATTTCAAGATTATAATTTTGAAGGTTCAGGCTTTTCTATACTTTTAGATGTGCTAGCATACAACACACACTATCTAGGCTTCAATGCTAATATGTTAGCAAACGAAATGTACTTAGACAGTGCTGACATACGAAAAAATATTGTATCATTAGCTAAAATGTTAAACTACACACCATCATCAGTAAGATCGCCAGCAGCGAGTATAGATATTGAAGTAAATGATGCAACAGGCTCAACTTTAACATTATCAAAAGGCACAATATTTACAACTACAGTTTCAGGAGTAGGTTATCAATATTTAACAAATCAAGATTATACAATTACTCCTATAAATGGTATATTTAATTTTTCAGATATAGATATTTACGAGGGCACGTTAGTTACATTTAGATATACAGTTGATAATGAAGATCCAGACCAAAAATACATAATTCAAAATGCAAATGCTGATACAACAACACTCAAAGTATCAGTACAAGAAAGTTCTACAAACACAACTACAAACATTTACTCTTTAGCAGGCGGTTTTAATAATGTTACAGATACATCTAAAGTTTATTTTTTACAAGAAGTAGAAGATGGTAAATTTGAAGTTTATTTTGGCGATGGTGTTTTAGGTGCGGCTGTTTCAACAGGCAATATAATAATTTTAGAATATATTGTTACAAATAGAGATGAATCTAACGGAGCTTCTACATTTACTTTAGCAACAACTATAGGTGGATTTTCTGATATTACTGTTACAACTAAATCTATATCACAAGGTGGCAGTGCAGCTGAGTCTAAAGAGTCAATTCGTTTTAATGCACCATTAGGATATGCTACACAAAATCGTGCTGTAACAACTTCTGATTACGAAACAATTGTAAGATCAATTTATCCTAATGCTCTATCAGTTAGTGCTTGGGGCGGAGAAGATGATGAAACTCCTGTTTATGGTACAGTTAAAATTGCAATCAAAGCGGCCAGTGGTTCTACATTAACAACTTCTACTAAACAAAATATAGTATCATCATTAAAAGCTTTCAATGTTGCTTCAGTAAGACCAGTAATTGTAGATCCTGAAGTTACAAGTATATTAATAACTACGAATGCCAAGTATGATGCAAGACTGACTTCAAAATCATCAGATACTATAAAATCAAATATCATTGAATCAATATCTGATTACAACACAAACGTATTACAAAGATTTGACGGTGTTTTTAGACATTCTAAAGTAATAAGTTTAATCGATAACGCAGATACAAGTGTTATTTCAAATATTACATCAATTAAAATTAGAAAAAATTTTACACCCATATTGAACTCATCTATAAGATATGATATTTTTTTTAGAAATTCATTATTTAATCCATTTTTAGGATATGCAGCTGCACAAGGTGGTATTTTAGAATCATCTGGTTTTAAAGTAAGTGGCGATACTACTAATATTTATTTTTTAGATGATGATGGTGAAGGTAAAGTAAGAAGATTTAAATTAGTAAGTGGTATTAGATCATACGTAAATAATAATCAAGGAACAATTGATTATACAACAGGACAAATTACTCTTACATCTTTAAATATAACCTCAATTGAAAATATAAGAGGTGCTTTATCTACAGTTATAGAATTAACAGTAAAACCAAACTCAAACGATATTGTTCCTGTAAGAGATCAAATTATAGAAATTGATATAGAAAATATTTTAGTAACAGTGCAAGCCGATAGTTTTTTGAACGGAGCATCTGACGCTGGAATAGGATATACAACTATCCCTAGCTATTAATTATTATGGCTACATTTAAAGATAAACTTTCAAACCTCATAGGTTCACAAGTACCTGATTTTGTACTTGACGATCATCCTAAATTTTTAAAATTTTTAGAAACTTATTATACTTTTATGGAGGCTGCCGAATTATCGGTTACTTCTATTGAAACAACTGATGGTATTCAATTAGAAACTGAAACTAATCAACAAAATAATTTATTATTAGATGGTTCAAATATTGGTTCAGATATAACACCATTAGATGAAGGTGATAAATTAATTTTAGAAAGTTCAGCTTTTGGTAAATTTACAAGAGGTGAAATAATTAAAGGTCAAACATCTAAATCAACATCAACAATATTAACAGAAGATCTAACAAATAATAGATTAATTATTGTTGCACAAGATAAGTTTATTCAAGGTGAAACAATTTTAGGGTTATCTTCAAACGCAAGTGCTGTAATCAATAATTATAAACCAAATCCAGTAAATAATATACAAGAGTTATTAAACTTTAGAGATCCTGATAAAGTTATATCAAATTTTTTAAGTCAATTTAGAAATGAATTTTTAACTACATTACCTGAAAATTTAAATGTTAATGTAAATAAAAGAAATTTAATTAAAAATGTAAAATCATTATATAAACAAAAAGGTACAAGAGCAGGACACGAAGTTTTTTTTAGATTATTATTTAATGAAACATCAGAAACATTATATCCACGTGAACAAATGTTAAGAATATCAGATGGTAAATTTACAACAAATAAAATTTTAAGATCAATAGATTTTTCAGGAGATTTAAATGATTTAGTAGGTCGTGAAATAACAGGTCAAACTTCACAGGCAAAAGCAACTATAGAAAATGTTAAAAAATTTATTATAGGAGGCCATGTAATTTCTGAGAGTACTTTAAATAATGATACAATATCAGGAACATTTTTGCCTAATGAAGAAATAAGAGGAACTAAAACTGATGATGACGATAATATTATTAAATCTGAAATTACAGGTATACCTACAACATTAACAATTACAAACTCTGGTGCATTATATAGTGAGAATTTACCCGTTACGGTAACTGGTGGAGGCTTTGAGGCTTTAATTCAAACTAAAACTATAAAATCAGGCAATATTACAGAAATATTAATTGATAATCCAGGATTAAACTATTCTATTGGTGATGAATTAATTTTTAATAATGCAAACACAAATGGTGCTGGAGCAGCAGGATTTATTTCTATAGTTAATGGAGGAATATCAAATGAAGATAATTCAGGTGACCGTATTATTTTAGAAGATGCAACAGGTTTAGGAGATTCATATGAGGGCAGTGTAATGGTTCAAGAATTAGGAACAGATTTAGGAGACATTACAGATATATTTTTATATGATTTAGGCAAAAGTTATACAAGACTTCCTACTGTTACAATTTCTTCAACAACTGGATTAAATGGTTCATTAAAAGCTTATAGTGATAATATAGGTAAAATTGTAGAATTAGCGGTGATAGAACCTGGAGCTGAATATGATAATGCGCCTACTCCACCTACTTTAAATTTTTATAAAAATTTAATTTTAACAAATAAAACAGGAACGTTTATAATAGAAGAAACCGTAACTAGTAGCACTTCAGCAACAGGTAAAATTGTAAGTTTTAATAGTAATACTGGTTTATTAGTATTAAAAGATATAACAGGAACATTTACAGAAAATTCTACAATCACCGGTAATACTTCTACAGCAACTGCCTCAATTAAAAAAATAAATCAAGCATCAGCTACAGTTACAGTGGGTGCGGTAAGAGATACTGATGGTGTTTATATAAATGAAGATGGAAAATTGTCTGAGAACACAATGAAAATACAAGACAGCTTACTCTATCAAGATTTTTCTTACTTAATTAGAGTTGCACGTTCTATTGACGACTGGCGTGGTAGCTTTAAAAAAACAATGCATACAGCAGGATTTTATTTATCTAATGAAGTTAGAATACAATCACAAATTAATGCCAGAATAAGATTTCCTATTACTGGACAAATGTCAGGCGCAGTTGATGAACCTTTATTTTCAGTAATCAATACTTTATTTGGAACAATATTTGGCAGAAGATTAGGTACTACAACCGACGGAACAACATTAAGAACAAATGCAAAATTAGGTGTGCCTGTGGATTTAAATCCAGCTACAATAGAACATTTTACTGCAAATACAAGAGATGTAACTTTATTTAGACCATCAATAGATTTATCTATCGTGTCAAGAGTAAGAGGAATATTTACGAATGTTAATTCAATTCCAGTTACAATTGTACAAGGATTTGTTTACGCAGGACCAAGATATGGCACAATCAATAGAGAAGTTTTAAGAACTTTTGTACGACAATCTGGAACAAATTATTCTATAGAAGAATTGAGTAAAAATGTTACTTTTGGTACAAGAACTTCTTTTGATGGACAAGATAATACGTTATTATTTTGTTCAACAGAATTAGGTAGACTAATTAAAACAAAATTAACAATACCAGCTGAAATTTTTATTATTGAACCACTTAATCAATTTGATAATACATTAACTTTCTTCGATAGTAATATTGGAACCTTTGATGATACAACACCGTAATATATGTATAAATATAACAAAAGAATAATCAATGGCCAAACAAACACTTAATATAGGTTCGGTAGCAAACGACGGAACAGGTACAAATCTACGTTCTGGCGGTACAATTATAAACGCCAACTTCAATGAAATTTATACGGCCCTTGGTAACGGTACAACAATTACACTTACTGCTACACCTACAGAATTAAATTTATTAGCAGGTGTAACAGCAATTGTTACAACCACTAACGCCGTTACTTTAACAAATAAAACTTTAACTAGCCCAACGCTAACTACTCCAGTATTAGGAACTCCTACTTCTGGTAACTTTAGTACTGGCACATTTACTTGGCCAACTTTCAATCAAAACACAACTGGTTCTGCAGCAACATTAACAACTCCAAGAGCAATTAATGGTGTAAACTTTGATGGATCCGCTGCAATTACCGTAACTGCTGCAGCTGGAACATTATCTGGAGCAACTCTTGCTTCTGGTGTTACTGCTTCTAGTTTAACTTCTGTTGGAACTATTGCCGCTGGTGTTTGGAATGGTACATTAATCGGTTCTACATATGGTGGTACTGGTGTTAATAATGGATCTTCTACTCTTACAATGGCTGGATCAGTGACTCACGCTGGTTTATTTACTCAATCATTTACCGCAACTGCAAATACTACATTAACACTACCTGTTACTGGCACTCTTGCTACTTTAGCTGGTACAGAAACTCTAACAAACAAAACTATAAGTGGTTCATCAAACACTTTATCAAATATTGCAAATGGAAGTTTAACAAATTCATCTATCACATTAGGCTCAACTTCTACATCATTAGGAGGAACAACAACTTCTATTGCTGGCCTTTCTTTAACAGGTTCAGCAAACACAATTGATTTGACAAGCTCAGGAAATAAATTAAGATTTAACTTTGCAAGCACTGGTGCTAGACCAAGTGCTTCAACATATCAAGGCGCTTTTGCAGTTGTTGATAGTACAGCTAAAGCTTATTTTGCAGACTCAGGTGGTTGGAATGAAATTGCAAACGAAAACTCTAGTATTAATTTATTTACAGACGTTGACTTAGTAACGGCATCTCCAACAGGAAAACAAACTTTAAGTTGGGTATCAGCAAGTGGTAAATTTATACCAGCAACACTAGGTGCAACTACATTACTTACAGGTGACGGAGCAACAGTAGCCTTTACTATAACTAATTTATATAATGTAAATAATATACTAGTTTTTCAAAACGGTTTATGTTTAAGACCAACATCAGATTATACAGTATCAGGAACAACCTTAACTTTCTTATCACCACCGCCTTTAGCTGCTATTATTATGATAAGATATTTGGGATAATACTATGAAAAACTTGTATAAATATAACAAAAGAAACTAAAAAATATGCCAGCAATTATAACAAATAAATTTAGAATAAACAACGCTGAACAATTTAGCGAGTCATTTTCAGAAGCATCACCAGAAACTTATTACCTAGGTATTGGTAGACCTCAAGCATTTGCTACACAAACAAGAGGTGATTTAAGAACAGAAAATCAAGGCACAGATTCAGCTGCAATTACACCAGCCGACAGTGTTATAGAAGAATTTAATACGTTTGATGATTTACTGGCTGTTAAAAAAATTACAACTTCAGATACATCATTTGTAATACCAAGAAGAAACTGGACTACATCTACAGTTTATGATTATTACAGACACGATTACGGCAATCGTATTACAGGTACAACAACAACACAAACAGCAAACAGTGGTGCAACAACATTATTTGATGCAACTTTCTATATATTAACTACAGCAAGAAATGTTTATAAATGTTTAGATAATAATGGTAATGCAGCTTCAACTATAGAACCAACAGGAACATCTACATCTATTCTATCAACTGCTGATGGTTATAAATGGAAATATATGTACACTCTATCAGCATCACAACAATCAAATTTTTTATCAACAGATTTTATGGCTGTTGAAACAAATTCTACAGTTTCATCTGCTGCCGTTGACGGTGCAATCAGTGTAGTAAAAATTAAATCAGGTGGTTCAGGTGGAACAAACGGATCATTTACAAATATTCCAATAAGAGGTGATGGTACAGGTGGAGTTATTTCTGCCACAGTATCGGGAGGTATTGTAACATCAGTAACAGTTACAACCGCAGGTACAGGTTATACAATTGCATATGTAAGAAATGCTGATATAGTAACCGCTGGTGCAACAAGTTTATCAGGTGCTGAAATAGATGTAATTATTTCACCAAAAGGTGGACATGGTTTTGATGCAGTAAAAGAATTGGGTGGTTTTTTTGTGATGTTAAACGTAAGTTTAGAAGGAACAGAATCTACAAACACAGGTGACTTTACAGCAGAAAATGATTTTAGAAGAATTGTTTTAATAAGAAATCCACTTTCAGGTGGTGTAGCAGCTAGCACTACAACATTAAGAGGAACAAAAGCTATAAGATTTGCTGCTTCTCCTACACCAGGAACTTTTACAGTTGATGAAAAAATTACTCAAACAACAACAGGTGCTATAGGTAAAGTTGTAGAATATGATGCTGCAAATAGAATTTTACATTATATACAAACAAGATTTAATGATGAAGGTCTTAGTTCTTTAGGTAATAGAACGGCATTTTCAGGAGCAAATGTTATTACAGGTGCAACTTCGGGTGCTACAGGCACACCGAGTGCAACAGCGAGTGAAACTGCTGACCAAATTACATTTACAAGTGGTTATAAAGATACAGAATTAGATAGACATAAAGGCGATGTTTTATACATTGAAAACAGAGCACCAATAACAAGAGCTTCAGACCAAACTGAAAATATTAAATTAGTAATTGAGTTTTAGGGAGATTTATGCCAAGTCCAACAGACTTTAACCTCTCACCATACTTTGATGACTACGCTGAGTCAAAGAAATTTCATAGAGTTCTTTTTAGACCAGCTTTTGCAGTACAGGCCAGAGAGTTAACACAATCACAAACAATTCTTCAAAATCAAATTGAAAGAGTATCAGATCATCTTTTTGAAAAAGGTGCTATGATTATTCCTGGAGAAATTGCTTTTGATTTAAATTACTACGCTGTAAAACTTACATCCAAAACATATGCCACAGTTGCTGAATATATTGGTAAACAATTAACAGGTGTTACTTCAGGTGTTGTAGGTATTTGTGTCAATGCTGTTGTAACAGACGGTACAGATCCAGATACTTTATATGTAAAATATAATAAATCAGGAACAAACAATACATCTTTTGCTTTTACTAGTGGTGAAACAATACAAGCTAGAACAGTAGGTGTTGCGACAGTTTTAGCAACTGCCGTGGTAAATTCAACGGCAACTGGTTCTGCTGCTAATATATCGGCCGGTGTTTATTACATAAATGGTTTTCACGTTTCAGTTTTAGAACAAACACTAATACTTGACAAATATACAAACACACCAAGTTATAGAATTGGGTTAACAGTTGAAGAATCTTTTATTACATCTAATGATGATACTAGTTTAGTTGATAATGCTCAAGGTTCATCAAACATAAATGCACCAGGAGCTCACAGATTTAAGATAGATTTAATTCTTGCAAAAAGAACATTAACGTCATCTGCCGATAATAATTTTGTAGAATTATTAAGATTAAAAACAGGTATTAGACAAAATCAAGTTCGTTCTACCGATTATGCAGTTTTAGAGGATACTTTTGCACGAAGAACATATGATGAATCGGGCGACTACACAGTAAGAAATTTTCAATTAGACGTAAGAGAACATATACTTAATACCGCTGAAAATAATAGAGGTATATATTTAGCTCCACCTACAGACATTGGTGATGAAGCAAAACTTGCATATGGTATGGGTCCTGGAAAAGCATATATTAAAGGATATGAAGTTGAAACTCTAAGTACTATTTTTTTAGATGCTGATAAAGCAAGGGATTTTAATAGTGAAAGTAATTTTAGTACAAGATTTGACGTAGAGAATTTTGTAAATGTTACAAACGTATTTGGCACACCTGATATGGGATTTGTTTCTGGTGAAATAGAAGCATTTAAAGGAATAAATTTATACGACACGGCTACAGTTACTAGAGGTACTGAACAATCGACAGTAGGAGTTACAGTACCGCAAATTGGTCGTGCTAAGTCAAGAGGCTTTGAATTAAACAGTGGAACGGCCAGTGCAAACACATTTTCTAGTTCAGCTTTAACAAGTGCAGTTTATAAACATTTTTTATTTGATATAGAAATGTTTACACATTTAAATGTAAAAACAGCGCCTGCTTTTACTAATGGAGAAAAGGTAACAGGTGGAACATCAGGAGCTTTTGGTTATGTTCAATCTATATCTAATACAAAATCGGCAGCAGTTTCAAGTATTTCAGTTGCAAGTCCTGGAGTTGTAACATTAAACGCACATTCATTTGAAGAAGGAATGCAAATAACTTTAACAGGTGGTTCTTTTGCTATTAATTCTGTTGCATATACAACAGGCACAGTATTTACAGTTAAAAATCCTACAACAAACACTTTTCAATTATTTAATGCCGCTGGTGACACGGCAATTAACGTAACTTCTTACAGTTCAGCACCTACGGCCGCACACGGTGTTACAGTTTTAAATAATGTAACAGGCACATTTGTAGAAGGAGAAACAATTACAGGTGCTACTTCAAGTGTAACAGCAGTTATACAAAATGAAATATACGGATTTAAAGGTGTTCAAACTTTTGATTTTACACAAGTTAAACAAGTTGGTATGACAGGTTCTCCTACTTATACAGCTGATACTGCACTTGATTCTACATATGGAGATAATTATCCAGTATTTGGTTCTATATCAGTTGCAAACAGTGGAACATTAGTAACAGGATTTGGTACTTTATTTTTAACTGAATTAAGATTAGGTGATTCTATTACATTTACTACTGATGCAGGAAGTTCAGTTACAAGAATTGTTGAATCTATCTCCTCAAATACAAGTTTACAATTATTAACTGCTGTAGGATCTTCTGATGTTTCTACTAAAACAGTTGCAATTAGAAAGAGACCTGTATTACAAGGTTCTAATAAAAATGTATCAATATTTGAATTGCCTTATAACGTTATTAAAACTTTAAAAACTACGGCAAATTCAGGAATTTCTGATACTAGTTTTAAAGTAAGAAAACAATTTGTAGCAACATTATCTTCAGGAACTGCAACAATTACAGCGGGTACAAACGAAACATTTAGTTCTTTAATTGAAAAAGATTATTCTGTTTCTATTATGACAATAGGTTCTGCAACAGCCGGAGCTAATGGTAACGTTTTAAGTTTAAGCGGAAATAATCATTTAGGAACCGCAATATTTACATTATCAACTTCTCCTGCTAATAAAACACTTACATTAAATTTTGGTACAAATTACTCAAACGCAAAAATTAAAATATTAGCCACGGTAAATAGAACAACAACAGATTCAAAAACAAAAACGTTAAATGCAAATTCTACGATTGCAATATCATCTCAAACATTAATTGAATCTGGTATTATAAGTTTACAAAAAGCAGATATTGTTGCTATTAATAACATTTATATGTCTGCTAATTTTTCAACTGCAGCTACAACTGCAAATACAAATATTACTTCAAGGTTTACTTTAGATAATGGTCAAAGAGATAATTTTTATGATATAGGTAGGATTAAATTAAAAACAGGTGCAATTGTTCCTACAGGAAGATTGTTAATTGATTTTGATTATTACTCTCACGGTTCAGGAGATTATTTTGATGTTGACTCTTATTCAAGTATACCTTACGTAGATATACCTTCATACACATCAGATACCTCTGGTAAAGTATACAAATTAAGAGATTGTTTAGATTTTAGACCTAGAGTTGCTGACGCTTCAACTGTTACAAGCGCAACACAAGATAGAATTTTTCAATCAACATCAAGTGCTATTGCAACAGGCGCTTCTACTGTTGATGTTGTACAGTTCAATTCAGATATTTCTACAGATTTTGAATATTATTTAGCTAGAATAGATAAAATATTTTTGGATAAAGATGGTAATTTTAAAGTAGTTAAAGGTGCAAGTTCTTTATCACCTAAAGTTCCTAAAGGACTTGAAAATGCTATGCATTTATATACTATATCTTTAAGGCCTTATACTTTTGATACCACAGACTTAGAAATTAGAGAACAAGATAATAGACGATATACTATGAGAGATATTGGCCGTTTAGAAAAAAGAATTGAAAACGTAGAATATTACACACAATTATCCTTATTAGAAACACAAGCACAATCTTTACAAATACAAGACGCTGAAGGATTTGATAGATTTAAAAACGGATTTATTGTAGATAATTTTACTGGACACGGAATAGGTGACGTAGGAAATTTAGATTATAAAGTATCTATGGATATGGCTGGCGGTTATGTTAGACCTATGTTCAATTCTGAATCAGTTCAATTAATCGAAGCAGATGATGATGGTACAGCAATATTAACAGCTGATAGAACAGCGGCCAATTATCAAAAAACAGGAGATTTAATTACGTTACCTTATACAGAAACAAATATAATTGAACAACCTTATGCTAGTAGATATGTAAATGTAAATCCTTTTAGTGTATTTACTTGGGCAGGTTCAGTTACGCTTGATCCTCCAGGCGACGAATGGAAAGAAACAAATAGAGTTCCTGATTTATTAATAAATGAACAAGGTTCTTTTGACACAATGGTTGCTGGTATAGGAAATACTAATTTAAATAGTGTTGAGATTGATACTGTATGGAATGAATGGCAAGATTTTTGGCAAGGTACACCAGTTGAAACTATACAACGAGGTGGAACAAGAGATGCAGGAGGAGGTGGAAGAAGGCCTTGGGTACAAGATGTAACAACAACGACAGCGCAAGCGATTTCTCAAACTAGGTCAGGAATTAGAACAGCTTTAGTTCCTCAGGTTGTTAGAACATCTTTAGGTGATAGAGTATTAAATATAGCTTTTATACCATTTATTAGAAGTAGAACAATTAATTTTACTGCCACTAGATTAAAACCAAATACTAGAGTTTATCCTTATTTTGATAATATAGCAATTACTTCATATGTTACACCAACAGGTGGTTCATTAAGTGGCAATTTAGTTACAGACGCTAATGGTGCCGTATCAGGAACGTTTGCTATACCTGATGCAACTAATGACTCTAATCCTAGATGGAGAACAGGTCAAAGAGTATTCAGATTAACAAGCTCATCTACAAATTCAACAAATGATGTTGAAACTTCTGCTGAAGCAGATTATATTGCTAAAGGTTCTTTAGAAACTGTACAAAATACAATTGTTTCAACAAGAGAAACTATATTAACTAGACAGACAGTAAACGATACAAGAAATATTACTAGAGAGTCTACAAGGTCTACAACAGAAGTTGTTGGTTGGATTGACCCTATTGCACAAACATTTTTAATTGATGATACTGGTGGAGTTTTTGTAACATCTGTTGAATGTTATTTTCAATCAAAGGATACTAACATTCCTATTACTTTACAAATAAGAGAAGTCGTAAATGGTTATCCTTCACGCACAATTGTACCTTTTGGTGAAGTTGTTTTAAATCCAAGTTCAGTAAGTATTAGTGCTGATGCTACAACAGCTACAAAATTTACATTTCCTTCTCCAGTTTATTTACAAGAAAAAACAGAATATAGTTTTTGTTTATTAAGTAATTGTGATAATTATAATGCTTTTGTGGCCACATTAGGTGAAACACAAATAGGTTCAAATAGAACAATATCGTCTAACCCTTATGCAGGTGTTTTCTTTAAATCACAAAATGGTTCTACTTGGACTCCAGATCAAACAACAGATATAAAATTTAAAATTAATAGAGCCGAATTTGAAAATGTTACTGGTACTGTAACTCTTGTAAATGATATTGTGCCTGTAAAAACTTTACCTAACAATTCGTTAAGAACAACAAATACTTCAGGAGTAATTAGAGTATTCCATAAAAATCACGGAATGCATAGTACAACTAATAATGTTACGATTGCAGGAGTAGCAGCAGGTACATATAATGGAATAACTCATACACAAATAAATGGAACATATACAAGCATTTCAAATGTAACTTTAGACAGTTATGATATTACAACAGCTGGCACAGCAACATCTACAGGAGATATTGGTGGTACAACTGTAACGGCCACACAAAATAGATTGTTTGATTTATCTTGTTTAAATATATCTACTTTAACGGTTCCTGATACTCAAATTCTTTATACAATGAGAACAACAAGTGGTAAATCAATACATGGAAGTGAAACTTCTTTTAGTTTAACTTCAGCGTCAAATCAAATTCAAGTAACAGTTGGTGATAATATTTACTTTACATCACCTCAAATGGTTGCAAGTTCTATAAATGAAACTAACGAAATGGTAGGTGGTAAATCTTTGTTTGTCAATTTAACAATGACAACTACAAATACAAAATTATCTCCTGTCTTAGATGTGAAACGTATGAGTATGGTTGCCGTACAAAATAGATTGAATCTACCTACGTCAGCTAATACACCAAACTTTGTAACAGATACAAGTCCTACAGGAACATCATCAGCCGCTGTTTACGTAACACGACCAATTATTTTAGAAAATGCTTCTACAGCTTTAGATGTGAGATTAACTCAAAATGTAAGATCATCTTCTTCTGTAAAAGTTTTCTATAGAATTACTAGTTCTTCAGAAGTAAGAAATATAAATGATTTGAGCTGGGTGCCATTTAATACAGATGGTAATGAAGATATAACTGTAATACCAGCAGAAAATTCAAATGTTTTTAAAGAATACAAATATTCAGATACAGGTTTAAATGAGTTCACAGCATTTCAAATTAAAATAGTTTTGAAAGGTAGCAATTCTTCTTACCCTCCTATTATTAGGGATTTAAGAGGAATAGCTTTAGCAGCATAATATGAAAATTAAAGTTGAAGGCCATAGTTCACTTGAAAGAGATATTAGGTCAAACGCTATTGTAAATACAAACAAAAATGAATATCAAATATATATGAATAGAGTTAAGTCACGTGAACAACAAGGAGATCAGATAAGAAATACAATAAAAGAGATAAATATTTTAAAACAAGAGTTGTTTGAGATAAAAGAATTATTAAAAGAGGTAATTAAAAAATAAACAATGGCATTTACAGTAATCAATACCACTGATACACTAGAACAGATGCGAGTTAAGTTAAACACTTTAACTCAAACTGATTTTGGTAATCCATCATTACTTGCAGGTGCTGGTCTTTCATCCACTTCTATTGTGGGTGCGGTTGTAGAAATAGCCGGCGTTGCCTTTTCTGCTGCAGGTTGGACAATTAGAGATTCAAGTTCAACAATTCAAGCTATAGGTGCAGGTCAAATTTTAGACGTAAGAGGCACTTCAAATCAAATTACAGCAGTTGTAAGTGCAACCGATACTTTAACATTAGCATTGACTAGTAACGTAACTATTCCTGGTAATTTTACAGCTACATCTGGAAATATTACTGCAGGAGGTGCTTTACATACATTAGGTACTATTGAAATTAGCGGTAATACTATTAGATCAACAAACACTTCTTTAGTTACAATAAATGATCCTTTGACTGTAGTTGGAGTTATAAATGCTTCTTCTATCATATCAGCAGGAACTATAGCAGGTACAGGAATTTCAGGAACAACAGGAGCTTTTTCAGGAGCAGTATCAGGCACTACAATTACGGGAACAAGCACAATACAAGGTACTGATTTGCTTTTAACAGGCTCAGTAGGAATTATATTTGAAGGTTCAACGAATGATGCTTTTGAAACAACTTTAGTTGTTGTTGATCCAACAGCAGATAGAACAATTACCATACCAAATATCACAGGTACAATTATAACAACTGGAGATACAGGCACAGTTACAAGTACAATGATTGCCAATGGTACAATTATAAATGAAGATATTGCAGACACAACTATAAGAGCTGCAAAATTAAATTTATCAGGAGATACATTAACAGTAAATACTTTAGTTGCTTCAACTATAACAGGAACTTCATCTATTGCTTCTACAGTTACATTGACTGCTGATGACACAACTAATACTGCAAACTTTTTAACGTTTGCTGGTACTGCAACAGGTAACCAGGCGTTAAAAACTGACACAAGTTTAACTTATAATCCTTCAACTAATGTTCTTTCAACGACAGCTACACAAGCACAATATGCCGATTTAGCCGAAATCTATGAAACAGATAAAATTTATGATATTGGTACAGTTGTTATGGTAGGCGGTAATAAAGAAGTTACTGAATGTTTTGTAGGTAATAAAGCGATAGGTGTTATATCTGATAGACCTGCTTTTTTAATGAACGCAAAAGGTACAGGCCAACCAATAGCACTAAAAGGCCGTGTTAAAGTAAAAGTTGTAGGACCCATTAAAAAAGGTGATGAATTAGTTGCAGGCAACGGAGGTTTTGCAACAACGATTAGCATAGAATTTAATAAAGTATTTGCAATAGCGTTAGAAGATAATGAAAACGGCCTTATTGAGGCAATTATACTATAATTCCACTGTAATAAATATTACAGTATGATTAATGCTTTAAATGATGAATTAATATCCTTCACAAGATACCAAAATAATCAAATAATCTATATAGATAAAAAAGGTAACGACTATAGAGTTAAAGAACAAATGACTTACGGTGATTGGATAAAAACATATAAAACTATTTCACACATAAAAATTGAAGGATTAGAAGATAATAACTATCATCTTCAATTGTTGAAAGATTATAATTTAAATTTTAAAACAAAAAATGTTCATCTTTTTTACAATCAATTTGGTGGATTTTCTTTTCCTGAACATACAGACGATATAGATGTGTTGTTATGTGTTATAAAAGGTAGTAAAAAAATATATACGGAAAACTATCCTATTTTAATAAAAGAAGGACAATCTATATCAATACCTAAAGGAGCAAAACATAAAGTTGATAGTTTACCATTTACTTGGGCTTTAAGTATAGGATATACACAATGAGATGGATGTTTTATATAAAAACTACAGAAACTTGTCAACTTAACTGTAAACATTGTTTCACAAGTGGTATAAATGGTAAAAAGATTTACTTTGATCCTTTTAAAACTATTGATTTTATAAAAAGATTTAGAAATTATTTTAACGATAAAGATGATTCAATTCATTTTGAGTTTCATGGTGGGGAACCATTTTTAGCACCAGTATCTCATATGCAAAAATTGTATGATGAATGTAAAGATTTATGGAAGAATAGGTCATTTGGTATTACAACAAATTTAGTATTGAAATTAAAACAAGAGCATTATGATTTTATAAAATACACATTAAACAATCGTATAGGAACAAGTTGGGATCCTAAAATTAGATTTGAAACAGCTGGCCAATATAATTTGTGGGAAAAAAATGTAAAAGATTTGTTGTCTAAAGGTGCAACGATTCGATTATTTATCAGTGTAACAAAAGATACTATTGCTATGGAACCCATTGAATTATTAAAATGGGTAAAACAATTGGGTGTACAAGAAGTGTCCTTTGAAAGATTAACAGGTAACGGAAATGCAAAATTACATCCTGAAATATTTCCTGATAATATAGAACAAGATAAGTGGTTTTTGAAAATGCACCACCAGTCTGAAGAATTTAATTGTAGAGATTGGTTTGGTAATGATACTTTAGAAGTAATATATAGTAAATTTGAAACAGGTTTTTTAAAAGGTGGTACTTTTTGTAGAGATTGTGAACAAAAAATATTTACAATAAATGCAGATGGTACTATATCAGGTTGTCCAAATTCAGCTCCAGAATTTCAATTTGGACACATAAAAGACGATATTAAAAGTGTTATAAATAGTCCTGTGCGAATAGAAAACATCGCTTGTGAACGTGCAAGAAACCCTATATGTTTTTCTTGTGAAGTTTTTGAGTTTTGTGGAGGTGATTGCCACCAACTTGCTTGGCAAGGAGATATATGTGGCGCACCAAAGAGTTTAATGAAAGAGTTAAAGAAAAATATACAATATGGTAACATTAACTAATCCAGTTACACCACAAAATATAGTGGATAGATTTAAAGACCTAGTAACTGACGTTGCTAACACAGGTATTGTTTACGGTACAGACAGTAAACCTTTTGCAGAAATGCCAGATGCAACATATGCTGGTACAACGGCCGGTGCAACAGTTACAGCGACAGGTGCAACAATAGGTAGCGCAGGAAATGCTATTACCGCTAGTACAATAAAAACAGTATTAGAAACTGAAACTGCTTTATATACAAATATTAGATTACAAAGAGCAATAAAAAATCTTTTAGGAAGTGGAGTTATTTTTGATGCAACAAACGTTGCTCATATGGCCACTAGTGATAGACAAACATTAGGTGCAATTAATAGTGCAAGTGTAGATGCTACACAAACTATATCATCTTCTAATTTAGAAACTTATTTTGGTAATTTGGCTACAGAATATACAACTCTAAGAAGTAATACTGTGACTACAACAATAGATGTTTGCCACACAAGCTGTCATAGTTCTTGCCACAGTTCACGAGGTAGAAGATAATGAAAATAATTGAAACAACAGTACCTATATCAATAGAAAATTTAAAAAAATATTTTACAGATAAAGAAGTATCTTATGCAATAGATTATCAAGGTAGTGGTTTAAAAGGAAAAAAATTTTTAACGTATTTAAGTAACCTAGATTTGCCAACAGATATAAAAAATCCAGATTTAGAATTAGTAAAAGAATATTTACATAGTATTAGTTTACTTAATATAAGTTCACTAGAAAATATTGTTATTGATATACTTTTTGAATTTAAAAATATATCTAAAGAAAATAAATATAAAAATTTTATAGATGAAAACAAAGATATAATATCTAAGTGGAGAGAAAAATTAGAAAGTTTATCAATTTTTAATCTTTACAGTGTAAATTCTGATGAATTTAAAGATTATGCAAAATCATTTCCAAAAGATGATACTAATAGCCTAGATGGCATAAATTTTGTTAGTTTATTAAAACATGAAAGATTTTACTTATTTTTTAAAAACATAAATAATGATATAGTTAAATTCTATACACGTTACTTTGAAGATTATATGTTTAGAGGTAAAAATTTATTTTCATATTGGAGTAACGAAAATAACCCAATGTTTTTATTAACTTGGAATATAGTAGACGGAAAAGGTAAAGAATATATAAATGCTAGAAATAACGACAAAGAAATTATAAAAAATGTTTCATTTATTTAATAAATCATATTTAGAATTTGATGATGTTATAAATTCAAGTTTTGATCGTGTTGTAATATCGGAAATTAAAGGTGTTCCTCTATTAGATTTATATAAACAAATTAATAAAGGAGAGTTAATACATTTTGAAAAAAATATTGATGATATTAGCTTTGCAAATTTAATTCAAAAAATATACGATCATTCAAAATCTTCAAATAATAAAACTATTATATATTGCGATAAAACTAATTATTGCAAGTTTTTAACTAAATGGTTAAAATTAATATTGCCTAATTTAACCTTAGAAAGTTATAAAAAATATATAAAATTATTTGTATTTAAAGAAAGAATGAATTTTGTTAATTCTGAAGGCGATGATATAACAATTAAGAATGATAATGCTTTTTGGAGTTCTGATTATCTATTTGAAAATGTTGATACTATATTTAACAATACTGTTATAAACCAAACCGAAATAGAAAAAATTAAATCATTTGAGTTAAATTATTCAATTGAATTTTTATTGGCTGATTATTTTAGCAATTCCGTAAAAAATTTACAATCACTAAAATTCACAATACTTGTTTTTTTAAAAAGATGGTTTTTAGAAATATTAAGAGATAGTAAAGAAATGGTGTTATTTAATTTACTTAATAGAAATTTTCAATCAGTTTTAAATTATACAGAATCTAATATAGATTTTTACAATATTAATCCTATTAAAAATATTGAATCTTTAAAATATTATTCAGATGAAACAATATGGCCAACAGATAAATTAAAATCAGATAATCGTAATTATTTGAATTTTAAAAATTTAACGCAAGAACAAATTGATGGTTTAAGAAACTTATTTTTAAAAATATATAAAGATATTGAAGGTATAGATATTGACCAAAACAATTTTGCCATCTTTAATTTTTTAGAATATGTTACAAAGGATGAAATTACAAAACCTGAATTAGATTCTTTGTTAAATTTATTAATAGAACATCCTAGTGATACACTACTGATTCCTAAATTTGATTTTAAAAACACAAATTACGTTTTTGTGCATTATATTATAAATTTAAAGAAAGAAAATAATATAGAAGAATTGTCCAAATTTAAATTATTATAATATTTTGATATGCGTGAATTTTTAATTGATCCTAAAAGAGATCCTGAGCAGGAATATACTATACATTTATTTGAATTTTGCAATTTAAGTTGTTCTTTTTGTTGGCAAAATCACCAAGATAAAATAGGTTTAGACACGGTTTTAAATAAACTAGAGCCTATTGAAAAATTTATAAGTAAAGAAAATAAAAATAAAGTTACTTTAAATTTAATGGGAGGTGAAGTTTTTGCTCCTACTATTTACACTAAAGAATTAAACGAAGCATATAAACAGCTGTCGATAGGTATACAAAAAATATCAGAAAAATATAAAAAAACTTGTTCTTTAAATTGGGTTACAAATTTAGTAACAGATAAACTTGATTTAATAGAAGATTTATTAAAGTATTCTAAAGACAACAATATATCAGCTAGAATAACAACATCATACGATCCTAGAGGTCGTTTTAATCCTAAACAATTTGAAATTTTTAAAAAAAATGTAGATTATTTTGGTAATAGAGTTACTTGTTTTTCTTGTTTACTTACAAAACCTAATATAGAATATTATTTAAAAGAAGGCGATGAATATTTTGATTACTTATATAATAATGGCAAATATATTTATTTTGATTATTATATGCCTGATGAACACGCAAAATTTAATATGCCAAGTGATGAATTGCTTTTAAAATTTTTTAAGTATTGTGTTGACAAATATCCTAACGTTCACCCAATTAAAGATTGGATTTTTAACAAAAAAAATTATTCTTCTTGTAGAGTAAGTAAGTTAGTTTTAGCAGACGGAACTTTATGCTTATGTGGTAATTTGGTACAAGATACGAAATCTTTAAGTATGTATAAATCACCAATTAAGCCTAGAGATAACTCTATAATAGAAAATAAATTTTTAGAAAAATACAATTGTGTTTCTTGTGAGTTTTTAGAAAGATGTACCTTAGGTTGTTTTATGAATCATGATTATAAGTATAGAGAGGAGTTAGATGAGTGTGTCTATAAACTTACGCACAGATATATCGAAGATGTACGAGTATCAAGAGGATACATCGCTCGTTAACATAAATTTACCTAAAAATGTTGATGTAGTATTAGATACGTTACCATTAAAACATCCTTTTATACCAAGAATTAGTCCTAGACAAGCACATATGTTTATTTGGTGGGGAACTAAAGAAACTGATCCAGACATCTATGAACAAACATTGAAAAATAAAAATGAAGAACAATGGATAACTTGTAAAGAAAATTGGAAATTAGAAAAAGGTATTGCAATGATACACATTTATAATGATGAGATTATAATAGGGGGCATTAAATATTCTGGAGTTTTAAAAATCAAACCTATTAAAGAAGTTAGAAATCTGTTAAGAAAAATGTGGTCGGATATAATTTATATGTTTGGTGATAAAAAAATAATAGTTCCAGCCGGTTCTTATTTTGAATATCTGCACTTAGCTATGAATCAAAAAAAAATACAACATGAACCATATCATAGAGAGTTGATGCAACAATTTAACTTTAAAAGAAAAGGTAATTATTGGATAAGAAGGTTAAGTTAAATTTAAAATTGTGTTTTAAGGTCTATATAAATATTTAGCAATATGATTGATTTGAAGTTTAATAAATTTAAATTCTACACTGAAGGATATAATGTTGGAATTTTACCCCAAGAAATACGAAAAGAAGCAAATGATATTATTATCAATACAGATTGGTACGGCGATAAACCAAGATTTGCAAATTGGGCAGTAACTCCTGAAATTGAAAAAAATGAAGAATTTTATGAAGAGCTTTTAAGATGTAAAATGAGTTATGGTAAGTCTCCAACAAAAGTTAAAAATTTAGCTAACTCTATTATTGATATGAAATTTTTTGATACACTAAAAGATTCTTTGGTTAAAATACAGCATATAAAATATAGAAGTATTAGAAATATCAAACCTTTGAGTATGGGATTGTGGGATAAACAATTAGATATTAAGATGCACAATGATGTTAGCGATACGTCAGATTTTTTTGTGTTAGTTTATATAAACGACCATAAAGAATGGAATGAAAATTGGGGTGGTCAATTAAATATTGGTGTAGAACAAGAAGATGGTTCTGTTAAATTAACGCATACACACTATCCAATAGATTCAACGTTTGTTGTTATTAATAACTCAAATCCTTTAATTCATCATCAAGTAATTTCTGCTGGGGATAAAGTTAGGTATACGTTTGGGTTTAGATATAAAATAGAATAATTTATTTAAAAATGAAAATATTAAAATTTATAAACGAACCTGTTTGTGTTTATGATGATTATATAGATGATGTAAACTTAATAGAAAGGTTAAAAAAAGAATCTTTAATAGATAAAACTATTGCCGGTCAAGATAGTTTTTCAGAAAGTCAACAAAAATTATATGAAATAGTAAATGTTACATTTATAAATTATTGCGCTGAAAATAATATAGATTTTAATTCTCTTAATTTTAGTAATTTACAAAAAGGCCGTTTAAAAAAATATGATGAAAAAATGGTCTACAATCATTTATATGAACCTCATCACGATATGGTGGAACGTTCATACATTACGGCTATCTATTATATAGACTCTTCTTTTAATGGTGTTGATTGGGTAGGTGGCGAATTAACCATATATAAAAATTTAACTTTTGCAGAATATCCATCTAACACAATAAATGTGTTACCTAAACAAAATAGATTGATTATTTTTCCAGGATTTCTTGTTCACCGTGTAAAACCTTATTTTGGCGAAAAACCAAGAACAACATTGGTTTTTGGGTGGAATGTTGAAGCTCCTACTGATAAAGAATTGAAATGGATTTAATTATAAAACCAACGGAACTATGTAATTTTAAATGTAGTTTTTGTTCGAGTACTAAAATAGCAGAACATAAAAAAGATGTATTATCACACGAACAAATATTTACATTTTTAAAAAGATTTCCTAATACAAAAACCATTATAGTCAATGGTGGCGACCCTTTAATGATGAAACCAGATTATTATTGGAAAATTATAAACTGGTTAGACGAACACGATTATAAAACTTCTATAGCTCTAACTACTAATTTATGGCCTTTTTATATAAAACCCAAAAAATGGAAGTCTTTATTTAATAACGAAAGAATAGGTGTAACAACTTCTTTTCAATATGGTGGTGGCCGTCTTAAAGGAGATTATTCAGAATTTACAGAAGAAGATTTTTGGAAGTGTTCTGATACTATGTTAGAACACTGTGGTTATAGACCAGATTTTATATCTGTTATTGTACCTGAAAATGAAAAAGATGCAATTAAAAACGTAGAGTTAGCCAAACGAATGAGTGAAGATGTTAAACCAGATGGAACATTACATAATTTTTCACGTAACAGTAAAATAGGTGTTGAGTGTAAATTAAACTATGCAATGGCAAGTGGAGAACAAGGTAAGCCCTACTTACTAAGTAAGATATACCAAATCTATGTAGAAATATGGAAACGTGGACTTACGCCTTGGGAATTTAATACAAGGCAAATGATACAAAGATTAATTGGTGGAAGAACATCATGTCCTCAAAATCGTAAATGTGATAGTGGTATTCGTGCATTAAATCCTAGTGGAGATTATTATTCTTGTGGTTCGTTTGGTGATGATAAAGATAAATCAATAAATTTTGATAAAGAAATGAAAGGTGAGTTTTTTACACCATTACAAGATGATATTAATTTTATTAGTATGAAGAAGGCCTGTTTTACTTGTCCTATGTTTGAGATATGTAATGGTTGCAGAAAAACAATTAAAGATTTAAAACAGCATAATATGGTAGAGGAGCACTGTAAGTTAATGAAATCAATTGCTCCAGATATACTTAAATCTAACGGACTAAATATAGAAGTAACACCTTATATAAATGAAAGTGTAAATGATAGATAATTTTTTGTCAAAAGGACATATATATTTAAATGACAGTAACGCATTTAAATATATAGATATACATAATGTACAATGGTCAGATCCAGGCTGCATAGGATTATCTGTTGCAATAAAAGATCAAGAATTAAAAAATCAATTAGTAGAAACGCAAACATATTTGGCAAAAAAATATGTAAAAGAAATAGATAACAACTATAAAATTTCAGAAAAAATTGATTTGGTAAATGGTATGGATAAAGCAACTTTAGAATGGCATAATGACATGATTATAGTATCTAATCTTTGTGTTTTAATGTATTTTGATACGATGGATGAAGATATAGGTGGTGCAATTCAATTTAGAAATACAAAAACAAAAGAATTAATTAATTCTTATTATCCTAAACAACATGATATTATTATAATGAATCAAAGTGAACAATTTGAACACATGGTAACACCATTGAAAATTAAAATGCCTAGAAAGGTTGCAAGTTTTCATTATTTTGTAAATAAAAATTTAACTAATATATGACATTCTCAAATTTATCAATAAACAAACAAACTAATAAAAAATATAGTTTTGATGAAGGGTATAATTATTGTTGGCCTACACCAATTTTAATA